CAAAGGAAAGAAGAACGGCAGGAATCTTCGAGAGACCGGATACCATCGAGCCTCCGCCGCGGGTCACTCGCCAGCCGTGAACACGAATCGACTTCGATCATCATGGTCGACGGAACGTCTCGGCGTGAAGCAGGATTCTTTTGCGAGCGTGAATCAGGACACGAACAAGACTGTCCTGCGGCTCGGCTCGTCAGTGCCATACGCGCGGATCCTTGAGTACGGCGGAATGACTGGACGCCGTCGGAGAACCAAGATCCAAGCGCGGCCATACATTCGCCCGACGCTTCCGTTCATCGCGAAGATCGTTCCGAAGATCTTCTCTGAAGCCATCAAGCGGAGGTTCTCGACGTGAGTAAAGCCATCCTCGACGCTCTCAACTCTCGGCTCGACTCGACGGCATCGCTTCTCTCGATCGTCGGATCAAAGATCTACCTCCAAGAAGGGCCGCCGGATGTGAATCCGCCTCTCCTCGTATACAAGGCGACGGCGGTACGTACTTTTCCCTACTTCGGAGCGGTGAGTCGAGTCGAGATCGATCTTGACTTTGTCTTTCATCTCGGCAACGTCGGAACAACGACGGGATACACGGCAGCGGCGGCACTCGCGACGGCGCTTTCGACTCCTCTGACATCCGTGACGGGCTACGACCGAGTTCGATTCACGCAGGTCGAGAGCGGCGTACCCTCATTCGACGATGATTCTTGGTCGATTGTTGAAAGGTACAGAGCGGTCGCGCACGACACATAAGGAAGCACCATGCCAATCGATACATACATCACAGGCAACGACGGAAACTTCGCGTACACAATCAACAGCAGCGCACAAACGCTCTTCAAGGTGCGCTCGTTTGCTGCGGCGATCAATCGCGTCGTAACCGATCAGACGGGCTTCGGAGACACTGGCCGTCGCAAGCGGCTCGGTATGCTCGACCTGACTGGAACGCTCAACGCGACGATCGGTATCGATTCGACCGCAGGAACGACGACAACCTCAACAGCAAACATCATGATGAGTTCGCAGGACACGACATCGACGCGACCTGCTGTGACTCTCACGCTTTACGATGCGGCATCGACCAACGACGCAAAGATCACTGGCAACTGTGTGTTTTCGTCTTTCGCTTTCAACAGCGACCGCAACGGCGACTCGACCGTCACCGTGAACTTCGAGAACGCAGACGGCACTGCGCCTGTCGTCACTTGGCTTGTCTGATCTATGAACATCGCGAGACCAGAGGAAGTGATGGGCCTCTTTGGCCCCTCGGATACCGACTGGATCGTCACGCTCGTGACGGTCGACGGTCGCGTCGTGAATCGAAGGATCGCGCCTGGAAGGATCGATGAAGAGACGGCAGTTCGAGCGGCGATGAATGCGAGCGAAATCTTCTTGAAGGATCTGGACTCGTACTCTGTGCGTCGAGCTTCTGATCGATCTTTGGTTACCAACGGAGATGAGTTCCTCGCAGAACTCAGAAAGAGGAAGAGATGAGTGTGGCACCGTTTCAGATTGAAGAGGGCGGTCGTGTGTATCGACTTCGACCTTTGACCGTGCGCGAGCGCATGGCGCTCGTCGAGTCGCATGTGGCATACGAGCGAGAGAAGGCGCTTGCGATCGTCAAGGCTTCTGGACTTCCTGCCCGAGATGCGCTCGCATTCGTTGGTGACGCAGTCGACAAGGCGGAGCGCGTCTCTGCGATTGTCATGGACTGCTTCACTCTCCGAGGTGCTATGGCTGTGCTTCGTGTGGCGCTCGAGTCTGAGACGGATCTCGAGATGCTTGCTGCGAGTGTCGAGCCTGGAAGGCTTTCCGTTCTTGCCGCGAAATGCTTGAACGTCAACACAGACGAGAATCGAGAAGCGGGAAACGGGTGAGCGCTTCGCCGGCGAAGCCGCGGCCGCGGAACTTCCTGAGCGAAGCGCACTTGATCGCGAGAACCGCTCCAGGCTTGGGGAATCCTCTCGATCTCACGATCGCGGAGTTTGATGCTCATCTCGCTCTCGCTTGCAAGGGCGGAGAAGTCGATAGAAGACCGTGGCACCAGCGCTACGTTGAGGATCAACTCCGATGAAAGCCGGCGACATCGAAATCAACATCCTCGCGAACTACCAACAGATTGAGAAGGATCTCAAGCATGTTGAGCAGCGCGCAGAAGAAGCAGGAAGCAGAGCCGGACGCAGTTTCAAGGAAGAGTTTTCGCTGAAGAGCCAGATGCAGGCCGAGTCAATCTTGGGCAAGTTCCAAGGAATCAAAGCCGCTGAAGGCTTGGCGAGATCGATGGCTTCGTTCCTTCGATCTGACAAGTCGATAGCGGAAGCGCTCGTAGAGTCCCTCAAGAGCGTTCCGTTCGCAGGAGCGTTCGTCGATCTTGGGCAAGCCATCTTCGACTCTGTCTATGAGAACACGATCGGAGCAGCAGAGGCCGCGGCGAGACAACAGGCTCGACTCGCAGAGGCGGCATATGCGGAGCAAATCGCCGCATTCGAGCAGTCTGCAAAGGAAGATGTCGAAAACGAAAAGCGCGTCGCGGAGTTGCGCCAGACCTACGCGGAAGAATTTAGGCGCGGCGAGATTGAATTCGTCGAGAAGCGCATCGAAACCGAAGCCGATCTTGAAGAGGTCTTTCAGCGCAAGCGCAACGACATCATCGCGAAAAACGAACGCGAGAGGACGAAGGCCCTGTATGAGACGCGATCTGAGGAAGAAGCTTCTCTTACCTACGACATATACGAGAAGCGAAAGCAGATCGCGCTCGAGGCGCTCGATATCGAGATGCGCGATCGCCGATCCGCGATGGATCGAGAGCAACAGCAGCAGTTGAAAGCCGCTGAAGATCTCGCAGCAAAGAAAGCCAAAGAAGAGCAGGAGATCGCGGACAAGCTTGCTGAGGAGGCCGTGAAGCGTCTGGGTGAATTCCGAGACCAGCAAGAAGAGATCGAACAGAAGAGAACCGACGCTCTCACCGCTGGCGTTACGAGCGCGAACACCGCGCTCGGGACATTTACATTCGATGCGTACTCAGACGCGGACAAGAAGAGGATCGACCAAGATTCTCTGCGGCAGTTGCGCGAAATCAATCAAGCGATATCGAATCTAGGACTGAACTGATGGCCGTCGAATACATAGAACTCCAAGAGACTCGCGGCTTCTCCGACAACGGCGGAAAGAAGACCGCGTCGCGCACGTTCCATGTTTGGGACGATGCCACGCCGATCACATCGCCGAGCGGCGTTCGAGCGACTTTCGGCTCATCGCTTCCAGACATCGGCGATCTCTTTCCCGACGAGACAGTCGTATTCGCTGTCTCGTATTCGATTCGCCATGTGCCAGAGGCTCGCGGCGTTTGGGAAGTCCAGTTCAACTACGAGAACACAGAGCCGAGCGGGAAGCTTCCTCAAGAGGAAGGCTATGTGCAAATCACGATCGACTATCGATCGGAGTTCCGCGATATGTGGCGCTTGTCTCCCACCATTCCGACGAATGGCACACAAAACAACAACGACTGCGGCGGTACTCCGATCGATAGTGCTGGAGTTCCGCTTTCTGTTCTTGTCCGCATGAGCGATATCACGATTACAGAGACAGTAAGCGCCGCGTCATTCCCTGCTCGGAGTCTCGCGATACGCGCTGCTCGAGGCCGACGGAATCTCACGACGTTTCAAGGCGCTCCTATTGGTCAAGTGCTATATCAAGGAGCGCAAGCCTCGCGTATCGGCCTCGAGAAGTTCTCGATCACGCACAAATTCGCGCAGGATGAGTTCTCGCACATGCTGCAAAGCCCGAGGAGAAATCAGACTGGCGAGGTGGACTACGGGCCGGACGCGCAGCAAAATCAGAGAGCGACATTCGTTCGGCTCATCCAGCCATTTCCAGGCTTTGCAGACTTCAACCTTCTCTCGGAGAATTTCTGATGGCGAACGAAATCACACTCAATCTCAAGATCTCCGCGTTGAAGGGAAGCCTGAATCACACGGAGAATCCTGGAACGCTCACCGTAGATCTATCAGGTCTCGTCGCTGTCGGCGGCGCGGCAACTGTGACGACAACAGCAGCAGCGCTCACGATGGGAAGCGTGAGCTCCGCAGGCTATGCGTACTTCAGAAACACCGGCCCGACAAACTTCGTGGAGATCGGAACAGGAACGGCCGGATCATTCGTCGCCTTCCTCAAGTTGAAGGCTGGTGAGGCGGCGATCTGTCGACTCGGAACAAACACGCCAACCGCTCGAGCAAACACAGCAAGCGTCCAGCTTCAATACTACATCTTGGCCGACTGATGACTCTACCGCGCTTCACATCTGGCTCGATCGGCAAGTTGACCTTCGCTCATCTGAACGAAGCGTTCGACATGCTTGAGTCCTTATCTGGCTCGCCAGAAATCGCGCAGGCGGCGAGAAACGCGGCCGCGTCTCGGATGATCGTCGCAAAAGTTCTCGCGAAGCAAGGAAGCGGCGCAAGCGAGGTAGGATCGTTCGAGCAAGTCTCGCTCACGACTCCGACGAGCGGCGTATACGAGGCTGTGCAAGGTGGCGTGAAGTCGACGGATGGAACGAATGCTTTTGCGGCTCCGATTGTCGCGCCAGTCTCATCTGTTGGAACGATCGTCACGCTGCTTTCGCATCGCGCAAAGAATGGCGCTCTGTGCTTTCGGGAGATCGGCAGAGAAACGGGCGGCCCCAAGTTTTACAAGATCGTTGCGTCTGAGCCTCTATCGACGGCACCGCAGAAGAAGACATGGAAGTACACACTTCAGCCCGTCAGAAGTACAGGATCTTCGTGGGTGGCTGATACGGGAAGCGAGATGTTTGGATACAACGGAGCGGAAGAAGCGCTTGACGATCCAGCGTCTCGGCGTATCGGCATGAATACATTCCACGTCGCCGCGACGGCAGATCGACAGCCGATTCCCGTCGGAGTCGTCGTCGGTGCGTGTAGGATCGACAATGGCGTTGTCGAGTTCAGCATTCCAAACGGATACGCCTTCAACTGCGGAGCGTGAAGCATGTCACAGATGCCACTTTACAACGCCACATCGACATTCAGAAAGTCGTGTCGAAGAGTCGCCGCGATCACCGCGAAGGCATCTGCGAGCGTGATCTATGAAGTACCGCCCACACGCGGACTCATGGTGACGAACATCACAATCTGCAACACGAGCACGAGCAGAGTTACGGTTCGATTGCATCATGTCGCGGCCGGAGAATCTGCGAACGTCGCAAACGCTCTCTTCTACGATCTCGAGATGCAAGGCAACACGACGATCTCTGACGATGCGATTCGGTTTCTGATGCAGGGAGAAAAGATCTTTGCTCAAGCATCAACGGCGAGCGTCGTGTCATTCATCATCTATGGCGAGGAGACATGAGCGACGGCGGCGCTGCTACATGCTGTTGCGGATGTACATGTCCGATTCCTGCGACATGGAACACCTCATATCTTGCGATCTTTCCGACGACGACCGTGGCATGGAGGCGATTCGGAATTTTCGGTCAAGGCGCATGTACTACAACGCCATGCGGCGAAGAAGAAAGGTCTGTTGAGTTCACGATTCAGCAGGTATCGCCGTGCGTGGTAACGCGACAAGTAGGAGCGAGCCTCGCGCAGAACTACACAGGGTTCTGTCAGGTTCAGATATCTGGCCGAGTATTCAAGAAGGTCAGCCACACCGGCGGCCTATTCCCGCCGTATGGAACATGGGAACAGGAAAGAACATTTCGCACCGTGACATCTGCGAGACTTTCGATCTCGCCTGATGGGTGTGCGCCATTCCAGCATTGTGACGGTTGGAACAATGGCGACGGATGCTATCTCGTTCACAATCTGGCCATCTGCAATTTCCAGATGGGATCTTGGACGGTCGGCGGCGAACTGGATGCTCAGTGGGGATGCGACAGTCCAAATCAAATACCAGAGGACGACACAGCCGCACTGCACAACAGCGGCGGCTCTTTCTTTTGGACATCGAGTTTCAAAGATCCTTCTCAGCTTTTGTCGAGCGACTTTCACGGCGGAAGAATTGGATTCGGCGGAGAATTCGAGGGAGAGCAAGGAGTCGAAACTCCGTTTGTTTCCGGTGGCTTCGCTGTCAATGCGTACATACCTCGAGAGGTCGGATTCATCGCGGATGACTGCTACGCGATCAACCAGAAAAATCCAGACTTCGGTGTAACTCAGTGGAGCATTCCTCCTTCACAAGATGAAGCTCCTGTCAATCATCCGATCTGTGTTCCGTGGTCTAGAGATTTCCTTTGTCCAAACGGAAGAATCGCCGCGAGCACCTCGTACGCTTGGACAATTCCAAACGGTATCTCGTACTCATGACCTGCAAGCACCACAACGGCAAGGGATGCTCGCTTGGCCTCTATGGTGGAACGCCAAGCGCTGGCGTATGCAACGTGTGCGACAGATACGATGGGCCGTCTCGAGGAGTCGGAGATATCGTGCATCGAGTTGCAGAGTCGACCGGCATCTCTTCCGTAATGAAGTTTGTATCTCATGCGACTGGAAAAGACTGTGGATGTGCAAAGCGCCGAGCCGCGCTGAACGAGGCTCTTCCGTTCTCCGATAGAACAGAGCAGGAGTAACGATGGCACTTACCTACGACGGCTCAGGCGGTCTCTTCACTCGTCTTGGCGCGCTCATCTACATGATGGATCAAGTCCGCGCACATCAAGCGAACTTGAAGACGTTGCTCGCGAATGTGCAAGCCGAATATTCCTCGACCGATGCTTGGATGATCGATGTCCTTTCAGGTGGCATCGAGTCAAGAATTGCGGAAGCCGGAAACATCCTCTTCGATGTGCAGGCCGCTGCACAGAAGACGCTCATTGAGATGTGCTTTGCAGAAGCGAACACGTCGGGCGCGACGAACACGATGATCCGCAAGGAGATCACCGACGCTCTCGTCTGGCTCATCCGCCAGATGGATGCGGATACAGAGTCGATCGACGGCACGACGATCACGAAGTCGAGCCTCGTCGTCGGCGGCTCGAACAATGGAAACGGCAAGTTCTACTATCTGTTCGAGGCTCCGAACATCCTGCTCTCGAGCACGGCGGATTGGCCGAACATCCGCACCGAGCAACTAGAAGCGCGATGCGTTCAAGATGGCACGAACGGCGCGATCTCTCGAGGCGCTGAGATCTTCGAGATCCGAGGACAGCCAGCGTATGCAAACCTCGACTATCGATTTCCTGCGGGGAGCGGTACGCGGATGATGCTCGCGACGACGTGCGCCTCGATCGACAACGGCGCGCCAGGCCAGAACATCCTCTTCAATTCAGATCTCGAAGATCAGACATCGAATCTTCCAGACAACTGGTCACTCGTGAGCGGCACGGCCGGAACTGAGTTTCTCACCGAGACGACGGCGGCGAACGTGTACCGCGGTGGCAAGTCGCTTCGCCTTGCTGTGACGGGATCGACGTTCAAGATCAAGCAGCAGCTCGGAGCGTTCGCGGGAACGCTTGGCCGGCTCACGCCAGATCGGCCCTACCTCATCACGGTCGCGATCAAGAAGAGCACGACGGCGACAGGAACGCTCCGCCTCTCTGTGCAGGATGCATCGAACAACATCATCGACGGTGGCAACTTCTTTCTCTCGCAGTCGATCGCGGCGACGACAACGTCGTTCGCTCAATACAGCGCGACTCTTCGATCTCCTCGCGTCGTTCCGAGCGAGGTGTATTTCGTGATCGAGACGACAAGCGCGATCGCGACCGATTCCGTGTACATCGACGAAATCACGTTCAGCGAGATGACGCCGATTGCGCCAGGTGGGCCTGCTATCGCGATCGTCGCAGGCTCGAGCGACTGGGCCGCGGATGATTTCGCGAGGTACAACTTCACCAACAACAATGAAGGCAAGTTCGCAGAAGCATTCGATCGCTTCTTCGATATGTACGGCAAGGGACTTTCTATCCCCGCGAACTACCTCGGCACCGAAACGATTGACGATTCGCTGATCGCTTGATGAGAGCAGCGAGGATGGCTCCTCGTGCTTGCCCGACGAGGAATCGAAGGTCATCGTCCTCGCATAGATCAAATGCCAGCGTGTAGAGGTCGAACGACATCCACGAAATCTCGAGGATGTGAACGGCCTTCCATGCATCGCGCTTCGGCTCGGGCCTCAATCTCAGAGAGCGCAGGACTTCCGCAACGTGAGCGCGAACGCGCTTTGCTGCGAGTTTCTGCGGAATCTCAGAAAATTCTGTTGCCATTCCGATGATGTGTCGATACCCTGTCTGAAATCGGACACGGAGTCCGAGCAAGGAGACCACATGTCACAGAATATCGTACTCGCATCGTCTGCGAGTGAATCGTCCGCTCTTTCGTTGGCTCAGGCTGGTACGAAAGCGCTTGAGGCTTACATTGCAGCAGGCGACATCGGTCGCCTCGATCCGTCGCAGCGAATCTCGCTGTACAAGGCGGTCTGCGATTCGCTCGGCCTCAATCCCCTCACTCAGCCGTTTGAATACCTCACGCTCAACGGCAAGGTACAGCTCTACGCGAAGAAATCCTGCACCGAGCAGCTTCGCCAGATTCACGGCGTTTCCGTTCTGGCGCTCGAGCAGGAGATCCGAGGAGACATCCTCTGCATGACGGCTCGAGTTCGCGATCGGTCGGGCCGCGAGGACATCGCAACTGGTGCCGTGAATCTCAAGGGACTCGGCGGAGAGGCGCTCGCAAACGCCTACATGAAGTGCGAGACCAAGTCGAAGCGCAGGGCCACACTTTCCATCTGTGGGTTGGCCGTCCTCGATGAAACTGAGGTCGATTCGATCCAAGGAGCCAAGCCTGTTTCGGTTGAGGAGTTCCACCGATCAGAGCAGGTCGCGCCAAGTCCGGTCAAATCCCGCGAGGAGCGCCGCAGAGACACCGAGGAGCTTCTCTCGCCTGTCCCGCAGTCTGAGCGATCGAAGGCCGTGGAAGCGATTCCTGCGGCCCTAGACATCATCACGATCGACGCAGACGCAGCGATCGCCACTCTCGAGAACAAGCGCGGCCGCGTCTGGCGCGTCGATCAGAAAGGCTTTGACAAGCCGTTCGCGATTCTCGACGAGCGCGTCGCATCTGGCCTCGAGGCGAATCAGGCGTTCGGTCTGGCATCGCGTGTGCGAATCGAGACAGTCGGATCGAAGGCCATCATCGTTGAGATCTTGGAGGAGCAATGAGCGCCGAGATTCCAGGATCTGTGAGCCTTCGCGAGCAACTCGGCATCGAGCCGGAAGATCCGAAGATCTTCAAGCCGATCACGCTCGAGGAAGCGATCAACGCTTCCCGAATGATCGCGGATGACACCACGATCCAGCCAGACATGAGAAACAGAGTCGAGGTCGGCCTCATCCTCGACCTC